CGGTTTGTCATATCTCTTTTCAGGATACGCCTGTGTTAGTTTCCAGTAACGTCACAATATAGTTTCAAAGCGACAAAATCAAGACATCAAAAGGGAGCGCGATGCTCCCATTAGTTACATCTTGCGTCTGTTGCTGTCTTGAACAATAGCCGCGATGTTCTGTTGCTGACGTTTTAATTGTTCAGCAAACCAACGCTGATCAGTAACATTCCCTGAAACGTGAATACTTGCGTCGATTTTTGTTTCGCCTCCTGTTTTCTGATTATCTAAGAAGTCTTTCAAGTCGCCGTTTGTTCTTTCATCAACGACACGTTCGCCACCATCAAGCAGCCATGTCCCTTCTCTTGGAACATTAGAAATACCATCGTGAGCCATACCAGTAAGATTCACTGATTTCATCTGCATGACTTGTCCGATAACTCTTGCATAACTTGAAGCAGCCAGAGCGTAACCTAAAGGACCAGGATATTTTGCCATTGAAGCAGTTGCTGATTCATAAGCGTTTAACATACCGCTTGCGATTGCTGTTCCTTTTTCAACTGCAAACATTGCTTGAGCAGCTTTAGAGTTTTCACCAGAAATACCGGCTATAACTGCACCCATACCAGAAGCAAAACCGTTATACATCTGAAGTTTTGTCTGAATCTCAGTGAAAGTAATTGCTTTCGATTTAACCGCATAAGCTTGGTCAAGACGCTGTTTCTGTTTGAGATAATCTTCATAAGAAATCAATTGTCCGTCATATAGCTTTTGGTTCTGTTCTTGCATCTTCTGAAATTGTTCTTCCAACATTTTCTGTTGAATAGCCATTTTTTCTTCATCAGTTGCAAAACCGATAGCATCAAGATTTTTAAGATTAGACATATTACCATCGCCAGCAGTCGCTTTAATTGCTTCAAGACGTTGCTGATGGTCTTGCTGTAATGCTTCAATCTGTGTGTTGTATTCTTGCTGACTGATTAACGACTGTGCTTTCTTCGCTTCAAGTTGTTCAAGCTGTTGCTGATATACAACTTCAAGACTTGTCGTGATTGCTCCAATTTCTTCAGGACTCGTCATAAGAGTCTGTTTAAATTCTGCGTTAGATGTTTTAAACAGCATGTTTCGACGTTGCTTAGCCTGTTCAGCGGAGATAATTCCTTTTTTCTCAAGTTCTGATATAGTTTTAATAGCCTGTTGAACTTGACTAACCTGATTTGAAATCGTGCGACCTTCTTGACTCAGAATTGCAGCATCAAGACTGGAAAGACTCTGTAACGCAGCCTCCCTGTCTTGCATCATCTTATCGTAGGCAGCTTTAGATTCTCTTGCGGCTTGCTCCTGTAAGCGTAGCTTTTCTTTCCCAGCGCGTTCTTGCTCTCTTGCGATTCTGTCAGCTTCGCGTTTAGCTTTATCAGCTTCTTTTTTCGCTTCCTCAGCGGCTTTCTCATTACGCTGTTTCTGTAACTTCGCTCGTGTTATTTCGTCTTGCTTACGTTTTTCATAAGCTTTATCGCCTTGAGCTTTGGTCTGTTTCAGAAAACGTTCTGTCGTATCAAGATAATCTTTTTGCTGTTTACGTTGACCTGCGCCAGAAGTAGGATTAGCGTCTGCATAAGCATCAACAATCGTGTCAGCCGCCCAATCTGCTAACATCTTATCAGGACGTAAGCTATCAATCTCAGTAAAGAAATCGAGGATATTACTAGCTGTCCAATCTTTATTCGCAATATCATAAAGATTATTCATTTTCGAAACGAGAGGACCCATAACGTTAACAGTTAAATTATCCAAGTTCACCGAAAGCGTTTTCATCTTTTCATCGAATTCTTGGTATTCCCTTGCTGTTTCGTTTGTAATACTAGCTGATTGGTTATTGATAGCGTTTAATGCTTCTTGAGTTGAGCCGTATTTTTCAAGAACAGTAATCAAGTGAGAACCGTCAGACGCCATAGACTCCATTCCGTTAACGATTTCGGCTTGACTTGCACCAGCTTTTTTCAAGTCATAATAAGTCTGAACAAGTGCTTTAATACCGCCTTCGGCGTCGTTAATATATTGAGTGTATCGCTCAAGACCAATACCCCATTTTTCAAGGTCATCACTAATACCGCCTGCGCCTTCTCTGAATGAATCACCGAGATGGTCAAGAGTATCTTTGTTAAGATCCCCGAATCGGTCAATTTCCATTCCTGTAGTGCGAAATTCTTTTTGAAGCTGTTGCAGATATTCAACTGAAAGTCCAGTTGACGTAGAGATCTGATTAAGTTCTCTTGTTTTTTCTAAAGCGGTATTAAGAGCGGCGACACCTACACCTGCTGCCATTCCTGCGATCCCCAGAGCTTGCATACCTGAGGACATTCCTGCAATACCTGATATTCCACTGTTGAGATTATTCAACGGTCCTGTCATATTACTAAAAAGTCCATTAGCAACCGAATCAAGTTCGTTCAGTTGCTCCATAGACTTATCAATAGATTTTGAAAGGCCTTTGTTATCTCCGTTAATCTCAACGTCATAACGTGATTTAGCCATTATTCACCTTTTTTGTTTTTCTCAGTTTAACTTTATCTAACAGAGCTGGGTCGAACATCGATTCAATAGCTTTCTTACGTTTAATCTCCTGTTGTTCTTTCTCTTTTTCGATTTCTTCTTGAGACTTAAACACAGAATCTTTAATAAGCTGATGGTCTTTCATGTTCAACTTTTTCCTGTACTCTTTGGTCAGATTCGGGTTATTTGCTTCGATAGTGTGAATCAATCGAGCTTGATAGAAATCGTTATAGACAGGACTTTGTGGTTCAATAAACGAGTCGAAAAACCATAATTCGTAATACATCATTACGGACATCTGTTGAATTTCTTCGTTTGATAATCCGCGACGTAACATTGTTCGATACTGAAATGATTTTGCCCAGTTCTGCCTTAGTTCTTTTCCAGAACGTCTGAATCCTTAGTCAGAATACTAGCGTTTGAAACAGCGCTTGCGAGTTGCGAACGAACAGTTGTATAAAGTTTCTGAACTTGAGCGATTTCTTTAAAAACGCTTGTTCCGTCTTCGTGCTGAATGCAATTTAGAATCATTCGGTCATTACGTTCTTCTGTGTTTTCATTTTTGAAATAGAATTCACCAAACTCGGATACAGTCATCGGACGTGCATAGAATTTATAACCGTTGATTTCAACAGCTTCGCGTTTTGGTGATAGTGATGCTAACATTTCATCGAAATTCATTTTTGTTTTCCTTTGTTGAGTTTTCTTTTATTTATGAAAAAGGGAGCGCGAGGCTCCCTTTTGTTATTTCCATTGAAAGAAATATCCGTACATTCTGAAACCTTTGTGGATATATTCAATCATTCCTAAGTTCTTCGCTTCGGTCTCAAAAAATGGACCTTGCAGTCGAACTGTCTGTCCTAATTTGAAATGACAATTAGGTTTTTTCTTCTGTGTTGAAACAATAAAAACGTTCTTATCGTTGAACAGATATTTTTTAATTCGCTTATCTTTGATGTGTTCGCAACCGTAAGGAACAGTCATTGACTCGGGATTAATCTCGTTAACGTAGATGTCGGCAAGTTCGTCTAATCTGTAAGTATCAAAATCGTGAATGTTCATTTGTTCTCCTTTTGACTTTATTTAGTACCCGCAACACGCTTAACGGTTTTGAATATATCGTCAGAGATTTGATTCCATGAACCCAGAGTTTTTCTTCTGTGTTGATTTTTCTTGAATACAGCAATTAAACGACGGTCTTGCTTTTTAACGTTAGTTTTAATGAGGATCGTTCGAGTTACGCCATCTTTTTTTTGCTTGACAGCTTCAAGATTATTTCTTGATTTCAAGTTAGGAATGTTACCGAATTTGTTCTTTGAACCTCTTACACCAGTTGGAACAAACTTATTAATTCCTTTGTTATCATCAATCAACGGAGCAAGATAATCAGCCTGCTTGTCTTTGATGAATATTCTATTTCGTGACCCGTTCTGATCGTATCTGAAACTGAAACCTACTGCGTTCTTAGTGAAATTAACTGGTCCATCGACTCGTCTGTTGATTTTTCTTTGCAACTCAACAGAAGCGAGTTTAGACGCTTTGGTTACTTTCTTACTGAACACGTCAGATTCTTTGATTCGCCATTTTTCAAGGTCTTTCATAACATCTTTTGCTTTTGCCATTAGTTCACTCCTGACATCAGAAGCGTCCCAAATGTTTTTATCTGTTCTTCGCTGATAAGAATCATTTTAGGTGCTTTAATATCGAAAGCTTGCAGAACAGGAACAGCAACAGTGTTATAAGTTATAGTAACGAGAAATAGAACAATAAGATAATCTTTAGCGTGTTTTGCCAATGCTTGGAGATATTTCATTTTCATATTTCACCTTTATTTGGTTTGAGTAGACTTTTTCAAGCTCCTTTTTCGTTTTAAGGTTTGAACCTGTAATAGCTTTCATCTCAGAAAGATTTTTTCGAGAGAACGCCTTCTTTAAATCAGGAATAAGTTGTGGATGCGTAGGATTGTCTGAGTAGTCTTTTTCAAGATACTGAACAAGATTCTTCAAAAACTCGATGTAGTCAATTTTCCCATCGAGACCCGAACGTTTAAACTGATGTTTTATTCTGCCCTCTAGGACGTTTGCTTGAGCGATTAATAATCCTCTGCATCTGCCTGCGTTAGAGCCTGTTAATATATGGTCATGGTCAAGATGGGCTTTATTAACTTCATGAATCTTTATGCCAGTTAAAGCACAAAGACCTTTTTGCTTTTGAAAGAGTTCTTGCTTATAAATCGGAATCTCTTTTCTTTTCATTTTCCTCTTAGAACTGCTAGGTCGATATCTAGCTTTGCTGTTCTTCCTTCTAAATTCTTCAAATCAGATTTGACCTCTCGAAATTCATCCTGTTGTCGTGTTATATCGCTTATAAGCGAAGCATCTTTTGCGTCATTAACGGCTATGCTTTTTTCGATGTCTGAGAAACGTTTCTCAAGGTCAATTCGTTTTTCATTGTTTGATTTAATTTCGGCATAAACCCAAGCCAAGAAACCTCCTAGAGCACCCAAGATGGAAATGATCAGTGCTATATCGACCATCTTGAATCTCCTTTTTAAAAGACCTCCTTGTCTTTATTTAGAACGTTATTGTTGTTTACTGATAAAGTAAACTGCTCTTGCTGCGGTCGCATGATTCAAGTCAGCACCGTAACTCAAATCAACAGCTTGTCCCGCATAGATAATGCCTGTACCACCGTTTGAACCACTCATTGCACTGGTAACTGTTCTTACGATTTCTTGACCGTTCGACATATTAATCCATGCAGTTCCGTAGCCCCAAGCACCACCGGAATAAGTTCTGCCTGAAATCGAAAGGTTTGGAATAGAAATTACTCTGTTCCAGTTAACAGCAGGAATATGAACTGTTGTCCACGGATCTATATGACCCATTTTGATAACGTCACCTTCAATTCTGTCAGCGTATACAGTTCCTGTGAAATAACCTGAACCGCCTCTGATTTCACCTGCGAAATAACCAGAATCTGCTTGAATGTTACCTCTGATATTAACGTTTTGGAAAGAAGCCCAACCGTCTTTTCTGATTGTCCAACCTTGAGTACCACCGGAAGGGAACCAGTTATCAGAAGATATTTCATAAGCAATCTGTGCTGAACCGATCTGAGCATTACCAATTTTCGCAGTAGTAATCGCACCGTTTTCAATCTTCGCGTTGTTAATAGCACCGTTTTGAATCTTAGCGTTGTTAATAGAAGCATCTGCAATCTGTGCTGAACCGATAGAAGCATTACGAATCATTGCAGAATCCATATAAACTCTGTTATCAGCGACCATAAACGGAGCAACAGCACCCGCAGGAGTATTGTTATTCGTTATAGCGATTTTATCAGCGTTAAAAACAATACTAGACTGTTTTGAACCGTCAGGATTCTTATTAGCCAGCATACTGATACCAGTAACAACACCGTCGGCATTAGTCTGAACTGCCCATTTGCTATTAATCGTTCCTGTTAAGTCGTCAACGCTTGCTTTTGATTTTTGACTAACTGTTGCAATAGCTGTGTTTGTTTCAGCTTTCAATTGATTAATTGAACTTGCGGTTGCTTGTCTATCATCAGCTTGAGTTTTTTCAACTTTCGTAATAGCCGAGTTAAGTTTTCCATCAAAGTTAGATTCTTGAATACTGATAGCCTGATTGATAGCGCCATTAGTTTCATTAGTAATCTGAGTATGAAGTTCGGTGTTTTTCGTCGTGATAGTCTGATTTAATTCAGTAGTAACTTTTTGCTCGGATGCTGTAACTTTCGTATCAGTGTATTTGTTAGCGAGGTCTAATGCTTCATCGATAGCACCATCAACACGTTTATCCAAATCAAGCAAATCGTTTAACTGTTCTTTCATATCGTCAGTCCACGGAATATCCCATTTCATATCGATAAACTTCGATTCTGACCAAGTAATCTGGTCTTGTCCGAATACGTCATACCAAGCTGAACGAACATAGAATTGACCATCTTCTAATGGAAAATTATCTAAGAACGGACTTGAACTTGAATAAACGTGAACAATTTCATTAAAACTCTGGTCTTTCGCAATATGAACGATTGTGCCTTTGAAGTCAGGAACTTCAGGCTTATTATCGCGTGGGTCATTCCAAGAGCACATCAGCATTCCAGGACCATTCGAAGCTGTGAAACCTTGAATAGCAGGAGCTTGATTGTTCTTAACAGTAATAACAGCAGGATCTGACTTCATACCAGCGTGACCGTATGCAGTAACAGAAACTTTCAATTCACGACTCAGACCATTACCCAAGTTCATATTAAAGTCATATACAAAACCTAAGTCTTTAGTCTTGTAAATTACAGGACGCTGACCTTCAATTTTGATTTCGTAATATTGAAAAACTTCACCGAATGTCTGTAACGTGTCGTCAACATAGAATTTCTGTGCGCTCTGGTCGTCCCAGGCGAATTCAAATTGAGTCTTGTTAGTGGTGTATTGATTTTCAACTGCGTTCACTAGGTGCAGTCCTGTAACGACTGGTAAGTTATACATAACCTCAGGGTTAACGTTATTGACATAAACCCAATCTGAACGATACACAACACCAGAAGCACAAACACGAATATCAAATTTCTGATTAGGGTCAAGACTCATAATCAAGAAATAATCGCCTGATGTGAAACCTGCTTGAATCCAAGAGTTCTTACCAGCAAGACTATACTGAATATAATAACCTGCGCGATTATAATCAGGTTCAGACGTCCATTGAACTTTCAGAGTTCTTCCTAAAGCTGTTTCAGCAACTGCTTTAACTGTCAGATTCTTAGGAGCAATCAGAACAGATTTATTAGGAATGTTGCTTCCTGTGTTATCAGGGTCTTTCGCGTAGTCAAGATTGGTATAAACTTCTTCGATATATTCAGAAGCAGTAATAGTAACGATACCAGCAGCACCTTTATTCATCGAACGATCGATATTAGTAATACGCCATAATGAATTCACAAGTTCCAGTTCAGAGAAATTAACTCTGATAACATCCCAGACCTGTGCGGTATAAGCATCGGCAGTTGAAAAACTAATAACTTGCTTTAACAGAGATTTGTTACGTTCGATTGAAGCAATTTTATCCAACTGAGATTTTGATTTCACGAATCTATAACTGATATCTTTAGCGATAATACGTTTATCTTTCGCGATTGTTCCATCATTTGTTACGTCAGACGGATAACGCAGAACTTGGTCAGAATAGTCAATCGACGGATCTTGATATTTCACGTTCAGAGTATTGTAATAATTCTCAGAACCGCCATCGTTTAAGCTAACAGTACCAGCGTTAATATTATCTTCGTTGAAGTCATATTGAACAACATCAGGTCCATCGATTCTGCATGTTACTTTACCGAAAGTCTCTGTGATAATACCGTTAAATGCACCTGCAAGCTGAGTTAAGTTTTCTTTGAATGAACCGTTCGGGTCAGTTGCACCATCAGAAAATAAACTGTTCAGTTTTGCATATCGAGCAGCTTCTTTAAAACTTTCAAGGTCGATTTTATCAATCTGAATTCCAAGACCGTATCTATCATTTGTTAGATAATCAACAATCTGACTCGGACCGTTGTTCGAGGAAACGCGTTCTCCTGTGTTCAGATCTGTAATCAAACGTCCTCTAACGTCAACAGATACTTGACTGTTAGGTTGCAGGATATCAGCTTGGTTTTGAAGGTCTGAGTTACGTTTGCGCATAACAACACAACAAGCAGCGATGTTATTACCAGTAGCAGAATCAGGCCAGCCAGCATCTGAATTTCCTAGATATTTCTGAGCAAGAGTAAAAACGTGACCGTATGGCTTACCAGTTGAGAATTCAACTTCAACATATTGCTGATATTCAGCAGCGATTGAACCTTTCGGAAGAACACCGTCTTTATAAACGCCATCAAGTAAGATTTTCTGATTATCCATATAAAGGTTTTTGAAGCTATCAACTTCACCTTCACAGATTGCAAAGATCTGAACCAAATATGTCGTATCAACGCCAACAGCTTTCCAAACGTTAATCGTACCTGTACGCTGTTCACCATAGATAATAGGAATAACACTTGATGGATCTGACGTTGTTCCTAATGTCGTTGCTGTGTCTGTGCTGTTAAATCGGGGAACGTTCTGCGCCATCTGAGTTGACATCAAAGCAGAAACAGCAGCAACAGCGACACCAATACCAATTGCCAAAGCAAGAGCAGCACCCGCAGCGTAAGCAGCAGCAGCCGCGGAAGCACCTGCGATAATTGCACCAATAGCTACAATAGCCATTATTTTCTCCTGTTAAAAATTAATTCAAAATTAAAATCGTTGACGTTTATCAGTTGATATTTATTTTCATGTTCAACTAATGCTCTATTATTAAAAACGATAGACGCAACGTAATAGATTCGGTTTTTATGCTTTTTCTTAATTAAGATAACCGAGCCTGTTTCTATAGTTTCTGATTTCTCAAGATGCGTTTCACACGCTTCGAGAACGTTATTAAATCCTGTTAGGTCTTTACAGATCTTCAGTCCTTCAGGAATACTCGTGTATTTGTCTTTTAATTTGTCTGTGTATTCAGTAGCACAAACAAGGTCGATATATTCAGCAACAAGGATATTACAGTCGTTTTGACCGAAAACGTGTTGCTGATTGATATAGCGATTAAGTAATTTTGATAAGTCAGCCTGAAATTTAAACATGTTTCACCTCTGACTTTATTTAGAGCCAAAAAAAGACCCCTTGCGGAGTCTTTTTAATTAATCACTTGATGTCAAATCAACAACACCAGAAACAACAGGACCACCATCAACACTCAGTGTCATTGTCAGACCTTGAACTTCTGATTCACCGCCATTATGAACAGCGCTTGACAAGAAGCCGTTATAAACTTTTGCAACACCCAGTTTTTTAGTAGCATCAATCCAATAAACGATTTTAAACTGACCACGTTTACCATCTTCCGCAAGCTTAATCAGAACATCATGAACGCTTTCTGGAATATAGTTAACGGTCAAGTCGATATCAGGAACAGAGCCACGACCAACCAGTTTACGGGAGTATTTGTGAGAGAAGTTAGGAGCTGTAATAACTTCGCGTTCAATACCCGTAGAAGGGAATGCACCAGTTTCAGGAATTTCAACAAACTTTTCTGAATTCAGATCGGTGTTTGCAATTTCTGAGTTATAGAACACACTGACGTAAGAGCCAGCAAAAATATCAAATTTGTCTGCCATTTTTAATTTCCTATTTGAGTTAATATAGTTTATTTAGCAAAGGGGATTTCTCCCCTTTTTGTTATTTAGCTTCAAGTTCTTTAACGCGAGCACTTAATTCCTTGATAGCATTAACCAGCAACGCGTTTACAGCAGCAGAGTTAACACCAAGAATTTCGTCAGGTCCGAAAGAACTAACAGCTTCTGGTAATACTTCTTTCAGTTCTTGAGCAATAATACCTGCTTCACGAACTTCGAATGAATATTCAGTTTCGACTAAATCAGATTTCTTATCGTATACGTAACCAGTAAGTTTCTCGACTTTATCAACCGCGTTTTCAATTTCTTCAAAATTTGATTTCAGACGTTTATCAGAAGTGCTAACCCAAGAAATGGCGTTTGCTGTTCCGTTACCGCTGAAATGATAGTTTGCACCACCAACGTGTAATTGGGCTTCAGGACCTGCACCGTCGGGATTATAAACGTCCATTGCAGCACTATATTCTGTGCCCCAGTGAACATGTTTCCAGATATTAATGCATTTCGAACGAGCAGAAGCTTCAACAATCATTCCCGCAGGACGTTCACGCCATGAACCCCAATCAGCCCATCCTTCGACTTGACCTTGAATCATCGAATTGCTGGCACCTTCTCGATTACCGTTGACATAAACACCACGACCGTGGTTAGGAGCAGAAATATTCAAATGTCTGTTTAACCAAACTTGAGCAGAATCGATAGACATCGAATGAAATCCATTAGCATGAAATTCAAGAATACCGTCAACCTGCTGACGAATACCAGTATCGTGATCACCGAAGGCAATTGAATTACCGCCTAGACCGTTATTCGTATTACCTACAGCAAAACTTGTAATTCTAGAAGTTTCTAGATAAGGAGTATTAATTTTGCCAGGAACTGCGAATCTTCCGTCAATACTGAACTCGTAATTCGCCATCGTTTTCGACGCACCTTCTTCATATGTTCCCACACGAAGAATACCTCTACCGAATTGATCAGCAGGAGCACGAATCATACCGAGTTCGAATCGAGTTGAATAACCAAAACCAACAGAGCTACTTTGTAATGCATATCCAGGATAATAATCACTTCCAGAAGGAACAGCACCAAATTCTATAGCAACAGGAGGAAGTTGATTCCATTGGTCTGCCCAAGCGTGACTATTGTCAGCAGCCCACTTTCTTCCGTCGATAATAATATTTTTTTCATGAAATCTTGCAATTCTATTCCCACCAACATTAACACCGAAGTATTTGCTTCCTGAATCCATCTCCAAGTCAACAGTAGAACTTCCGTCTTGGTCGATAGTAGAACGAGCAATTAACCTGTTATCACCGGGATTCAAACGACCAAATAACCATGAAGTTTTGTCACCGTCTGTGCCTCTAATATAAGCAGCTTCGCGATTTTTCGTTTTGATGTTAATCGCTTCATATTCAGCAGACGTATTAAAACGAGTTGCGTTAATTGTTCCGTCAATCTGCATCGATGCGATGAAGTTTTCAGGACCATTACCGTGATACCAGCTTATAGACTGACTAGCTCTAGAATCACCGTGTTCGGCAACAACAGCTTCATGAAAAATTGCTCCGCCGTTTTTAGCTCTTACTTTTCTTAAATGATTCGATTGATACGCAGCATCTGTCCAAGTTGGCAATGATTCACTATCGTAACTTCCGTATCCTTTGTTGTTAAAAATCGTCTGATAGAAACTTGCAGGACCAGCAACGCCGAGACCTTCATGAGTATCAATATACGTTCTGCCTTTACCTCTCAGATAATGATTGTATTTTCCACCATTAACTAATCCGAAATAAGTCGTGGAATCACCAACGTTATTCCCATCTGTTGTCGTATCGATTTGAATTAATGCCTGACCTTCAGGAGCCAACAGATTCGAATCGCCATCATCACTTCTGAAACGGAAATAAGTTTTTCTATTAAAGTAGTTTTCAGATCCTGCGATAGAAGCTGTTACAACGTTATTAGAATAGAAGTTTAACCAACCGTCTTGTCTCCATTTAAAACCAGTGTCGGAATCACCAATAGCGATAGAGTTTAAACCCAGTGAATTTCCAACGGCAAAGTTGCTTGCAACGGACATTAAAGGAGTTGTTACTGTATCAGTGATTCTAGCTTGACCTGAAATATCAATTGACATTCCTCTGCCTGTCTTTCCCCAAGCCATGGTCATTAGATCTAATGCGTCGGTTCCTTCGTTAGCATCACGACGAAATAACAGTCGATCATCCGTATCCGTTGCGTATGCAATTTGATGAATAGTCTTTGAAGTTCTGCCGTGGTTTTCAATACTCAGAACACCACCGTTATTACCAGCAGATGTAACTTTCAAAGTTCCAGCGTATACATCACCAGCAGCATGAACAGAAGGAACTGTCAAATTGCCTGTCATAGTATCACCAGACTTACTAACTTTTTCGTTAATCATATTAGTCAGAGTCTGATTATCAACAGTCAGACGGTCGTTAACAGCTTTAATCTTTTCGTCAGCATCAGCTTTATTCGCATCAACTTTCGTATTAATAGCAGCGTCGTTCTGATCAACTTTTGAATTCAGATTATCAACGCGAGTGTTAATAGCAGCGTCGTTAGCATCAACTTTCTGTTCGAGTTTCGTCAGGTCAGCACTTGAGCCTGTTTGGACTTTACTGATTTCAGAATCAACGTAATCTTTACGCGTAGCGCTTTCAGGAGCAACAGGAGCAGCAGGTAAAGATAACTGACCATTACCGTTAAGCACAAAGTCAGAACTCTCTCCTGTAGCTTTTCCTTTCGCTACCGTAACACGAAGTTCACCTTTAGCGTCTGCTTGAGCAGGAGAACTAATACGCGCTTTTGCTTTGTCGTGTTCATCAGCAAAAACAATATCGCTTTTATCAAGATTTTTTAAAGTCAGATTAGAATCGGATTCAATATCACTTGCTTTAATTTTACCAGTAAAGGTCTGACCGCCTTCAACAACAGCGTCAGCACCATTACCGATGTTAATAACAGCGTCACCGAATTTAGTGAAAATCTTTTTATCGGCTAAGTTAATAGCGATTTCACCATCAAGCATGTTTTTCGCTTCTGGCTTTCTTCCGGCGACGTCTGTTCTATAATGTTTAACTTTATTATTTGCCATTTTCTTTATCCGTTAAAATACTCCTGCGTCTAAGGTTTCTCCTAACGCTACACAATTAATCTCTAATGGCGTTGGTTTATTACTTGGAGAATAGACTTCTTTGCCTTTGACCTTGACAGAAGTTGAGTTAATTTCATTACTATTTAGAGCCAAGATTTCACCTTGTGGCGCAGAAATCTTTTTACGAACGTTCAGATATTCCTGAATAGTCAAAGATCCTTTGAGTTCTCCACCAGTAATAGGCAAAGCATTAATATCTTCAGGAGTTGGACGTTCAAGTTCTGTATAGACTTTGACCCACGGAGATTCAGTAACAGTTTCACCGCTTTGTTGTTTGTTTCTGATTCTGATGCTTGGATTACCGACTGACGAACCAATAAGCTCCCAACCTTGACCATCAGGATGCTGAATAGCCATAGCAGACGTGCCAGAGTTATAAGGGTTATCGCTGTTTGTTGCATCGACTGTTACACATCTGTTACCAGTTAATAATCCTAAGTCTTTAACACCTGCGATTTCTTCTGTACCAGCACCAATACCATAATCGCCAACGTTTAACGGAACCGAGAATTCAGCAAAACCTGTAAACAACTGACCATCAGGAGAAAGATTAAAAGTTGTTGTAACGACTGAGTTTTCGGAGCCTGTTGTTTCTTTCTTAGTTACATAAGCATTAAAAATATGATAAAGACCAGCATCATTATCTTTCTTTGTTTCTCCATCGATAACATAAAGACTTCTGAATCTAAGGAGTTTCTTTTCCATAAGAGCTTCATCAAGCAACTGATAAACTGGGTCAGAACTGTCTTCAAATAAGCTTATTGAAGTGTCATTAATTGTTACGTCACCTGAAAGTTTCGTTGTAAAATCGGTTCTGTAATCTTCTAGTGTCTGAACTTCTTTTCTAAATCCGATAACAGGGAATGCAGCCAGTTTATCAGTGCTTACATAACCTGGGTCGTTATATCCTGGGATTTCAACGATTAGCGGATTAACTGAAACTCTGACGTTATTTCCTACAAAAATATCGTTTGTCATTTTAGTCTCACATTAAGTATTCGAAAGTTAAAATTATTTGTGCGCTAACATGACCATTTGATGCTTCACTATCATAATCAGTGAAACTTGAACTTGGATAAATCTTATCGATTTTAAATGGGATAAGTTTTTCATGATTAGCATTAATAGAAATTAAGTCGTAAACGGCTTTGTGAACGCCGGTTTCGCTTTTCTCTGAGAAAATATCAATCGTGATACTAAGAACACTTGCAAGTTTCGATTGCAAACCGATTCGCGTATATTCTTCTGTCATTCCTGGAATCATTACTTGAACAGGTTCTTTAACACCAGTTGTGAAAGCGTTTTTGACGTATTTCAGATTAAGTTCTTTAACGATTATTTCTTCCAGAGCGCGTTTAATTCCTAAACGTGGCAGATTAGTCATAGAATGATGTCTCCTGTTCGCCTTTAAATGCCAGATAGCAATTAGCAAGTCCTGAACCATCATTAACAAGATACGCAATGGTATACAGAATCTCGTTTAATAGAACTTCATCTTCTTGCTTAACTTTATTGATATCAGCGGTTATATAGATTGTCTCGCTTACTTGTCCGTTATCGTTGTTAATCTCAATTTCAACAATACCGAGTTCATCAGAATCGTTAATTTTGATTTTCTGTCCGAAACGAGTTAAGAAAGACTGTTTTTGTTTTTCTGAATATGGAAAAATCATGTTGTCTCCTTTTTATTATATTTAGTCCAGAAACGAAAAAAGGACTCCCGAAGGAGTCCTCTGATTATTCAGCAGTTTCAGCTTTCGCTTTTGCTTTTCTTAGGCTTTTTTTTCGTGCAGGAACAGACGATCATCAGCACAAACTTTCCAATCGATATCAGCCCAAACGCGAGGAACGATAGCGCCTTTGTTACGGTAAGTTGTGTCGTCTAGGTCAAGAGCAAGACCTTCCCACTCAGCTACGGTTACAGCAGAGAAGTCACCAGAGATAACCTGACCTTCTTTAACAAGACCGGAACCGATAACATCATGTCCGCCCAGTTTGTTCAGGTCGTCGATGATATAACCAGCAACACCAGCGTCACGCAGAGTGGTTTTCAAATCACCTTCAAGAGCAGCAGCCATCAAATATTTGAACTTGTCCATTGCTACGCCGTCGCCTTTAGCTTTAGCAGCTTCAACAACGAATTCTTTGTAGGTCATTCCCATCTGTTTTGCTACTAACTGAGCAACGATAGACTGAGGAGCTTTTGCGTCGGTAATAGAACCGAACATCAGACCTTCCAGTTTAGCGCGTGAGAAATTCACGATATGGTCAGAAATGAACGCACCCAGATTAGGCAGAGTCAACAGAGCTTGACGAGAAATCGGGTTACCACCAGTAAATGTCTTAGGCATAAACTGAATGTTTTCGAATTTGCTTTCGCCTTCTGGAGATTCACCGTTTTCATCAACGAAACCGAATGCATCAACACTTGATTTTGTCTGCTTAGGAACAGAAATCGGAGTAGTCAGACCAGTCAGGAAGTTAACTCCCAGCTTATCAGCAACAGTGTCTTTCAACAGCATTTCAACGAATGAATCATAACGCTGAACAGTTTCTTGTACTGCGGAAACAGTTGATACAGTGTTAATAGCGCGTTTGCCTTGCAGAGCACTAACTGGCATATAGATACCTTGAGAAACGTTAGCACCGCGCATCAGACGCTTACGGGACATTTCTTGAGTATATTCAGCAGCAGCACCGCGAACAGCTTTACCATTCATCATAGAGCGAACAGCATCGCCAAGGTCGAATTTATTTTCCAGAGTTTGTTTAGTATCTTTAGTCATGTTGCGAATCACCGTTGCAGATTTATTAGGTTTAATAGAGCGTTTGAATTGACGTGCGGTCATGCCTTTAGCGATAGCGCTTGCAACGTCTTTCTGTGCTACTTTGTAGCGTTGTGCGATTTCAAGAATTTCTTCCGCTTCTTCTTCGCGTTCTTCTTCTGTCAGTTCGTCACCAGCAGGAACAGCAGCAGGAGCGTCATCAGTTTTTTCAACAGCAGAATCACCAGCGTTTTCATTTTCAACGACTACTTCTTCCAGAATTTCTTCACGCTTTGCACGATCTTCATCGGACAGCATTTCAATTTCATCGATAGTCATTTCTGCCAGTTCATCTTTAGTCATTTCATCAATACGTTTCATTCGAGTACCTTTGTTAAGTTTGTTTGTTGTATCTGTATTTAGTAGTCTTCCCAAACCGACTTTATCGTCAGCAGGAACAGTGACGAAAGAAATTTCATATGGTGCCCATTTCGTAACAATAAGATTGTCGCCTTCTAAGTGATATTCATTAATGTCATATCCGAAAGAGATTTTACTAATTGTTCCTTCTTGAACTTTTGCACCGATTTCTTTAGCTAATTCACCGTGTTGACTGAATTGGACTTTTGCTCGTCCTATTTTGTCTTCATCGATTCGAACAGAATCAGGAATAACGATTCCCAAGTGTTTATCAAAATCATGGTTAAACAGCAAAGCAGCACCGTTATTAATTCGGGTCAAGTCAGCGTTATGTGAGCCGTCATGAACGAGAATTTCATTAACAGTAATGTTTTGACCGTATTCATCCTGAATCTGTCTTTCAACAGGAGTTTCAGAACTGAACGCAATTTCAAAAACACCATCAACAGAATCAATACCCTGAACTGTGTAATCGCGCTTAAGTTTTAGCATTACCAGTCCTCTGTTGGAGCGTCTTTCGACGCTCTTTGTTTTTCTGAATGTATTTAGTGTTATTCCACCGAGTTATCCGAATTAATTTCAGCAACTTCCACTTGAGCATCAGCCGTTAATGCAGCAGGTGCAGCAGCAACTTTAATTTGATTATCGTATTTCGGAACATAACGAGTTCTTTCTTGTTCAACCTGAGCAAATACAATATCCGGGTCTTCACCGCGAGCAATAATAATATCAGAAGCAGATTTGAATCCGTTTTCAACATCAAAAATATCCTTCTGAGTATCTTTAATTGGGTCGATACTTTGCCATTGAGGATATGTCCAAACAGTCTGACGAAGAACTGAAGGAATAGTTGTCATTTTCAAATTAACGGTTTCTCTGATAATTGACCATTGTAACCAACGTTCAAAAATAACATCAAAAACCTGTTCTTTAATATTACGCTGAACTGATTTAAACATTACGCGTTGTGCAAGATCACCGAAGCGGGCAGCAGAATAGTTAATATTTGCTGTGTCACCTTTCCAACCTTGTTTGTAAAAACCGTAACCCATAGCAAGCAGGTCTTCCAGACGATTCGTGAAGTTCATAAAGTCGTCACCGCCCTGAGTAGAGCTAAACTGCTTTATATCGTAACCAGCAGGAAGTTTATGAATTGTCCCTGATTCAAAGTTTTGAATAACATCAGGAGATTCTTCAATGCCTTCGTTATCGCTATCAATTTCGATATTATCTTGACCGTCTTTGTCTTGAGTGATGAAACCCATAGAGCTTGCTGCGGCGCGTTTCTGAATCAACGTTGCTTTTGTGAAAGCATCATATTGGTTCATAACATCAATATTCGCTACACATTCAGGAATGCCTCTGCGTTGATCAGGGAACAATTCTCTGTAATAGTGAATAATATTTTCAGCGTCGATACCTTCAGATTTACCAGATGAAGTCTGTGTTGCTTTGCTTATTGTGTTAAACCAGTAACGAACTGGAACATCATCGTTATTATATTCGATACCATCAAGAACATAACCGTTGTCGGAGGTTTCTCTGTCGCCAAATTTACAGCGTGAAGCTTCGATAATTTCAAGCTTAAATTCAGTATCAGATTCGTGAATACGAATAAAAACCTCGCCGTCAACAAATCTTGAACGTTCAACGAGTTCTTGAAATCTGCGCCAGTTCATTCTTTCATTTTTACTGAAACGTTTTGCTGAACTTGACCAATAGCTGAACTGGTCCATAATCATAGAGTTCAGTTTCTTGCTTGGCTTTCCGTTTGTTCCCAGAATACGCAATTGTGGGTTAATACCTTCACCGATAACGTTATCAACTTGATATTGAACAGCACGTTTACCAACTGGTGTATTAATCGAAAGAGTTCGAGACATATTACGAATGCCATCGGCATAAGTTCGAATCTCGTTATTAATCGTTGCAGTCGTAATCAGGTTCTCTTGAAAGTCGCCATCTAAACGGTCAGTTCGAGGACCAAGAATACGCTGTAACTGTGAGCCATATGCTTGCTCGTTATCAATTACCAGTTTCTGTTTCTGTTTACGTGTTTTCGGTTCTGCTTTTTTAAATGTGAAAAAATCTCTAATACTCATGATGGATTCGTGAACCTCGCTTTAATAGTAACAATCGGAGATTTACCGTTTGCCATTTGTTCTGACTTAATCAGATTTGCTAAGTTAGCTAAAAGTCGTTTTCGAGCCATAAGCAGCGAATCAAGCGTTTCATAAACGAATGATTTACCGTTAATACTCATTTGTTGAATAGCTTCTTCGTTACTTGTCAGACGATACTGAATAACTGTATCGATATCGTTAATCATTTCTCTGAGTTGTTCTCTTTTCGTTTTTGAAACGAATGGTGATTTCACTTTGATAATGCTGTTACTGATAAGCGCACCTTCATAGAGAACAACAACAGAAAAAGTTCCTTCGATAAAATCTGATGTGTCCACCGAGATATTCGCTGGACAATCAGTTTGAGAAAACAATTTAGTTTCAGTTGAGCCTATGGAGACTGTTGCACCTTCAGGATTATAAACAGCGAGTTTTTCACCGATGTAAATTTCTGAATTTGATTTTTGCATTGAGTTCTCCTTTCTTATATTTATAATCCGAAACCACGAGGCTTATTAACTGGTCTGTTTCGTTTGATAATGTTTCGACGAGGTTCATGAGTTTGAATAACAGGAGAATTTGTTTCGTTTTGTTCTTCTGGCATTTCAATATCAGATTTAGCAGCGAGTTTCCTCCACTCGTGAAATTTGATTTTCTCTAGAACTTGCAGACGCGCGCAATAACCGTAGTTAAAGCAGTCAAGACCTTCGTTACGAACACCGCCTTGTTTAATAACCCATCTAACAGTATTACCAGAGCGTTTTAATTCTTCGGACATAAGCTGTTCGCAGTAATCATCTGGAACATCATCAGAGATTTCGACTCTGACTGGTGTATTTCCAGATTTCACGCTTCTGTTTAGCAGTTCACGAACTAAGTTTTTTCCTTGGTTTACACCAATCATATAAAGTTCATAACCACCGGTTTTCGTGATTTTCGTTGGAACATAAGGGGCATCAACAGAGCTGGCACCTTTAATTGCTTTCAGGTTTGTCCACTGAGAGCAGAAACGATAGATTGTTTTAGTTGCTCGACCGTTTGAGCTATCGACGTTCACCCACGCTAAAGGAACCTTTCTTCCCAAAGCTGTTCTGAACGGTGCTTTAACGTATGCAAGAAGTTCTTTATAAGCAGGGGAATCGATAACCTCAGCGTTCATTGTCATAAAGCTACGATGTGCAAGAATATAAACGGTTCGTTCGTTGTGACCCATCAAGGTTACTTCTAAACGGTCTTGCTGTTGGTCAACCCCAGCGGTTAAAAACAACGTGTCTTCTGGTATATTGCTGATGCCGATATTCGTCTTGAGTGTTTCTAATTTACTAACCTCAATGTCTTCGTTTAAATCATCAAACGGTAGACCAAGAACAGTGTTATAAAACGTTGACAAGCTGAACGTTTGCCATGCTTGCTTATAGTCTTCAACAACTGATTTGATAGAACTCATTGGGCTGTATAAACGACTTACGTGGAATCCAGCAATTCGACTTTCAGGTTGATGAATAATCCATTCACCTTGTTTAATTGCTCGTGCTCGGTCGCCTTCAGAGAAAGCGTGATGACATTCAGGACATTCAATTCTGGCAGAGTTAGGATCAGGTAATGATTTACCATCGATTTTTACCCAGTCGAATTTGATATTCTCCCACGTCAGTTCGTGCTTATGACCACATGTAGGACAGGGAACATGATACTTGCGCTTGTCGGATGCTTCATACTGCGTGTGGATAGCACCGTATTTACTTGTAGGCGTCGAGCTAATGAAAACACGAGCGTCTTCACCGAACGTCGTAGCACGTTGTTCCGCGATGATAATCGGGTTGCCTTCTTCTGTGTCTGTTTCAACTGCGTCAACTTCATCAAGCAACATCAGCGGAAGAGTTTTACCGCGTAAGTGAGAAGGGCTATTGAGCGACATGAAATACCAAAAGCCTCCAGCACGTAGCTGAATTTGACTGGTGTTATTCACTGCGTTTCTGTCGTTCTTGTCGGTGACGATTCGTTGCATTTCTTCCGATTCGTCAATCATTGGGCGAATCTTGCCTGATAGCCATTGAGTCGTCTCTTTACCGGTTGACTGCAAGACACCAGCGTTACCGGGATCAGTAGCAGACTTATAGAACAGAATTCCGTTCAAGATGGTTGTCTTGCCAATCTGGGCAGAAGTCTCGAAGACGATTTTCTTCTTACGTTCTTTAATGACGTCAATCATGCCTTTCTGAAACTCAAACAGTTTCATCGGCTGCCCTGTATAAGGACCATCAGGGAATTTCAGGTACTGTTCGACCCACTCGGACGGAGTGTAGTCAGGAGGTGGCATTAAAAAGCGCTTTGCATTCTGTAAGATACTTTTCAGTTTATTTGAGTTTTTCATAATCAGCCCTAAGTGGATGAACCCAAAATGGATTTCATTTCTCTGTCTGTATTTATGAAAACCTCCATAAAATTATTTCTAAGAGTTCTTGCACCTGGATATCCGCCTGTTAAAGTCTGTTCCAACAAAACACAGGAGAACGACAATGAAAACTGAACTGACTGTTGAAAACCGAATTGCTTCTGAATTAAACGCTGGTACTGATATGTCAGAGAGTAAGCTTGCTGAAAAATACGATGTTCCTCGTTCTGTTGTTCGTCGTGTTAAAGCTAACATCGAGGAATATACAGTTGTTGAAGAAGTTAAAGCTGAAAATACGGTTGAAGTTGTCGATGCTGTTGAAGCACAACGAATCGTGAATCAGGCTTTCGGATTCGATAACATCGAAAAACTTCTTGCTAGCAAATCGGCTAATAAAAAACCATCTGCGATTAGCATGATTATTTTTAAACGTACAGAGGGGGATTTTGAGTTATTCAAAAAACAGATGTCAGACAAAACTGCCGCGTATCAGAGGGATCAGTTTCTTCGCTGTGTGAATAGCACTAAAGGAGAAATGAGTGAAACTGAGAATGCCTAACGAATGGAGGCGATTTTTTAAATGTATAATAAATGCAAGTTTGTAGCTAAATTAATTACACTAGATTTAAAATTGCAATATTAAATAGGAAGCAAAGTGAGGAAGTTCAGAATTAAGGAACTATTTCATACCTGCTAGTTTAGAGAGCCGACTATTCATCGGATACTTATTTGATTGAAAGAAAAATTGAACAAGTGATATCATTCGGTTATTATTTTTTAGCAACAAAGGAGAAAGCATGATTGCTAATGTGGTTTATAAAAACGGTGATGTTAAGACCGAAGAGTTAACAGTTGACGATGCCGCTGTTCGCTTAAAAACAGACTCAGACGTTCAAGCGATTGAATTTTTCGAAAGTGGATTAAACACTCTGCTTGAGAAAAAACTTGAACAAGCATTAGTGCTTGGTCTGAAATGACAAAAGGGAGCTTAGTGCTCCCTTTTTTATTGAATTTCAAATGAGTAGATTGTAAACCACAGATACTGGAGGCATCTTTGGGGCGCAAGGAATCAAATAGTTGAGAACTTGATTACTCAGTTCTTTAGAACGATCTGCAAACAGCAGGGCGTACTTCCTGCGAAGCTGAAAGCGTAGAGTCAAAAGCAATAAGGTCGATAACGAAGCAGGAAGCATCAGGTGAACTTGATAACAGGGAATTGACTTGGAGTATCATTAGGTCAGTAGAAGCAGGGAGAAGCGAGGAGGGATGATGTAGCAGTCAATCATTACTATCATCAAAGATAGGGCTTGCCCGTTCGACGTAGCGATAGCGAAGGAGAACTCATTAACGTTATTTCAATTAATTATCGATCGTTATGTTTATTGATTGTCAGACGAACAGTATAATGCAGTTATCCAGTAATCATTATTATCCAGATCTGAAAAATAATATTGTGAGCGTAGCGAACGCGCGAAGCGCTAATAATCTTTATCTAGAAACATCTAATCAGTAGCTAGTAATCAAGTTCGATAGTGTTATCTGTCGCGCTTCGCGCTAATGTTTATCAATTAGGGCTTCGCCCGCGCTTCGCGCAATCTGCTCGCTTCGCTATGTTTTCCAGGTTTTGTACTGCTTCTATATCCTTCCAGTTCATCTTTATCCAATTGTTCTTATAGGGCGATTTTTTCTAGGGTCCATGCACTTCTCCGAGTCGCATCGATGCGTTATCGATGCGTTTTGATGTGCATCAATGCACCTGCTTTTCACTAAATTATTTTTCGGACTTTGTTTACACTTTCGGTGAACTATATAAATATTAGTATGAACACAGAGAGTTTCTTCTTCCTCGTTATTTTCTCTCGTTTGTTTACTACTGACTTTATCCGTCATAAAATAAGATATAAGCAATTAGCTTAGTTCATTTAAAAATTCCTTAAGTTTAAAGCACTCTTCGGAGTGCTTATTTTTCAATTCAATAAAAAAGGCAACCCCATGAAATTTATACCTAACAAATTCGAAATTGAATCTCGCTTAGACTCTGGTGAGACATTTCAGCAAATTGCAGAATCTAAACAAATGAATAAAGCAACGATGTATAATGCTTGCAAAAAACGTAATATCAGAACTCAACCAATCAATAAAGGCAAATAAATTGAATTTCAAATTTGCAGTCTTCGAAAATCTAGACAGAACAGTTAAAGCAAGCCTGAACAGAAATATTATCAAAGTTAATAGAATGACCAATAACAAAAACAGCCTGAAAGCTCTTGTTAAAGCTATAGATATTCATCGTAATGTTCGAGCTAAGATGTTACAGAAGATTGAAAATGCTGTGACTGTAAAAAATATGCATAGCTTCGAAATCGGTACGACCGAAGTTAATAATCTGCCTGCAATCGTTGCTTATACAACCGATAATGCTGTTATCGTTGCTTGTGAAATTAACGGTAAAAAGAACTCGTGGAAAGCTTTCTGTTCAGATCTAAGAATGCAGAAGATCAAAGACACCGAGCAGTTTGTTCAGATGTATACTGGTGAATTTATTGAAATCATCGAAAGTATTGAATTTCCGACTGAGCAGAGACTAGATGTTGTGAATTCCAAAATGGAAGATTTGATGAAAAGAGTCGCAGAGTTAGAAAGGAAAAACGCTGAACTCAGCAAAGAGAACAGCGTTTTACGTAAAGAAAGAAGGGGTGAAAAACTATCTTTTGATGACGAGATTGTAATTGTGAAAATTGATATTTCTGAGCCGACCAAAACAATGGACAAATCAACTATCGAAGATGAAGCAATTGAACTCGTCGAATCAACTTTATTTAGCTCAAATGCCCTCTGACAAATCATCAAGAGAACCTACAGATGTAATTACTAGTTATCAATCGACTTAATGGTAAGTTTTATGAACCATCTTAACGACGAAAAAGAAAAAGTGATACATGATAACATTGCATTCAACTTGCTCCATGACTGAATCTGACAGTCTGTTAAGTGCTCGTAAAGATCTCAAATTCTAACAATCTTCACGAGGAATGTTCGGCTTTGACCATGATTAGTTAATCAATAAGATACAGCCATTTTCAAAAGTGCTTGTTTTGATTGTTAACTATGATAAATTAGCAAGGCACATGCAGGTAGATTTGTTGGTTGTGGTATCGCAATCAGTGATTAAAAGGTCGGCAGTATTCGCCTCTGACGGACGTCGGATCTTCTTGGGCGTCACTTTGAAATGCGTAAGAGTGCCTGCATGTGCAATAACATAATTAATAATGGAATTTACTATTATGTTCACTCCCTCCTACTTAGAAAGACTCAAGTCATGCAAGACCAAATTTGAGTTTGCACGCTTACTTCAAATTAAAGTTTCTTTTCTTACTAATGTCCTGTACAGAATACGACCTGAGCATCAATATGAAAGATTTATTATAAAAAAGAAGTCTGGAGGTGACAGAGAGATATTTGCGCCTACTGAAAAACTAAAAGACATACAAAGGCGTTTATCAGATTTATTGTATGTTTGTCAGAGCGAAATATGGAAAACAAATAATATCACCCCTAGCTTATCTCATGGATTTGAGAAAAATAAAACAATAATAACAAATGCAGAAAGACATAGAAATAAAACCAATGTTTTAAATATTGATCTTGAGGATTTTTTCCCTACATTTAATTTCGGTAGGGTCCGTGGTTATTTTATCGCGAATCAATATTTTAATTTGCACCCATCAATAGCAACTATAATTGCGCAGATAGCTTGCTATGATGGAAAACTTCCGCAAGGAAGTCCTTGCTCTCCTGTAATAAGCAATCTTATATGTAATATTTTAGATATTAGATTGTCAAAGTTGGCACTTTCTAATGGATGCAGTTATAGTCGATATGCAGATGATATAACATTCTCAACTAACAAAAATCAGTTTCCTGACTCAATTGTTATAAATGAGAATTCTAACGAGTTAGGACCATTGTTAGTTAATGAAATTGAAAAAGCTGGATTTAAAATTAATAATAATAAGACCAGAATATTGCGGCATACATCAAGGCAGGAAGTAACAGGTTTAACCGTAAACAAAAAAATAAATGTCAATAAAGATTATATTAAAAAAACCAGAGCTATGGCGCATGCACTTTATAAAGAAGGGGATTTTACCCTTTTGGATATTAGTGGAAAACCGCGAAAAGGTACTCTAAATGAACTTGAAGGCCGCTTCGTTTATATTGATATGCTTGATAAGTATAATAACATTAACGCTAAAAAACATACACTCCCAGAAAAATATGTGCTAAAGAAAACTGGAATTAATTTTACTCTCAAATTGAATTCAAGAGAGACAGCATTCAGTAACTTTCTTCATTATAAGTATTTTTATGGGAATATAAAGCCTACAGTTTTGACAGAAGGTAAAACAGATCCAATTTATTTGAAATGTGCAATTGATTCTTTGTATTTAAGTTATCCTGCTCTGGTTAGAGTTGACGATAGAACAAAGAATAGAATTTTAAATATTACGTTATTCAAAACAAACGCAAAAAAGGAATATTTTTTAGACCTCTACGGTGGGGCTGCTGACTATGTAAGATTCTTTAGAAGGCATAGAGAACAATGCAAGAAATTTGAAAGACAACCGCCTAAAAATCCAGTAATAATTGTTTTGGATAATGACACTGGGCCATCTGATTTTATTAATAATATAATCAAAGAATATTCTCACCTGCCTAGAAAATCAGAGGACGTAAGAAAACATAAATTTTTACATTTAGAGAATAACCTCTACGTATTGTTAACTCCACTATTGGCTGGTGATAAACAATCGTGCATGGAAGACTTTTTCAAAGATGAAGTTCTGACAAAGACAATTAACGGTAAATCCTTTGATAAAAGTAATAATCATGATAGCACTACTACTTTTGGAAAAGACAGGTTTGCCAACAATATTATCAGAGAAAATAGACAGACTATAGATTTTTCATTGTTCAAACCAATTCTTGATGCTATGGTTGATATTAATAATCACTTTAAAAATTTGTACTATCCATGATGGTTAAAAATGGATAATAAATATATTTCCCGGTTACGGTTTATTTTAATCCCTATTCCGTAGTCGGGACAATATTCATTAATGTCACTTTGGAATATAATCATATTTGGACGACACCTCAAATTAAAAATATCATTCTTTTGTAATGTTATGGAGGCTATAAATATAGTTTTACAAAGGAGTATATATGACAGGCCATGATTACAAGTGTGTAATTTGCAAGCGCGATTATGTGAAAATTAGTTTTATGTTACAACGAAAAAATGTACATTGCGCTAGTCGCGAAAAATACCCTAAGCAACATCTAACAGAGTCAGTCGAAATTGAAGCAGGCTATTTCAAGCAGGAAAGAATGTTCATTAATCGTCAGAAACAAATCTTTAAAGGAGCAACACGATGAAAAACATTTTGGTCCCACCATCGCTTTAAATTCCTTCATTCGATTTTAAAAATGAAATACATAAACATGGTAACTGTTTGAAATTAAAAAGGGAGTGCAAACTCCCTTAAAGTTCAATTTCACTATCTTCTTTCTCTTCTGGTTTGTCAACGTGTTCGAAGTCTTGTTCGAACGACTCACCAAGTTCATTCAATGTTCTGTTGAAAATCTCTTTGAGTTTTTCTTTCAGCTCCTGGATATCATTAGCAGACTCCATGATTTCGATACCGTGTTTTGACGGAATCAGCCTGATGGAATCTTTCAGAGACTGACAGAACTGATTCAATTGAGCTTGCACCAACTCAACAGGGATTAATTCACCTGATTTTTCTTGCGCTGCATAAGTTGCTAAGTCAGCCTTCGCCACCTGTTCACGAAGTTTTTCTTTCTCGAATTCATCACGAACAGACATATTGCGCATCGGATTAATTTTGTTCTGAACGATCCATAAAGTGCCTTCGTTTTCTGGTATTCCTGCTGGATTATCTGAATAAGGAAGTCCTTCTGCTCTCCATGATTTAATAGCGTTAAGGGTATAACCATAACGTTTTGCCATATCAGTCATACTGACGTAAATTTTACGTGCCATTTTATTCTCCTTACACAAGTGGCCCAAGGGTTTATTACTGTATTTATCTTGAACGGAAAAATCATCCGGAATCAGTCCTGTCTATCGATGATGAACTGAATTGATTTGGAATTTTAACACAGCAGAAAAAAGCCGAGCGCTCGAAACATCTCGGTGTTTCAGAAGTCCCAGAGTAACTATTATTTTTTGTTAGAGGGGGGGCAGAAGATGAGTCGTTAAAACTTATTTAAGCAATATCATTAATGATTTATATTTGGCTGCGTTTTAGGCTAATCAGCAGCCAAATTTTTAATTGTCGATGAAACGCCAGTATCGCTAAAAATAGAGCTATATAAAATCAACTCCGCATTGCTTTATTCCAATCAATATTGTGACCAGCAGCTTCAAGTTCTCGTGCGAGTGCTTGCTTCCAGCCTCCACTGCTATCCATATTTTCCCAAACAACCCCAGCAAAATCACTTGGAATATCTAGTGAGCCGCGTTTTAGTGCACATACTTTCTCTCTGCCTAAACGCCCGATAAAATATCCTAATTCTAGCATTACATTCTGCCTTGCCCTTGGTTCTGGTATTCCTCCTTTAGCACAACCTTCATCATCTGGTGTTAGCAATACAACAGCAAATCCAACATCACTATTTGCTATAACTTTCTCAATGACAGTTCGTCCCTGATTAGCTTGCTCATGTAATATGATTGCTTCTAAACCTATACGTTCAAGAAACCTTGCGACTGTTTCACGGGCGCCATCATCATGACCATGAACAATGAAAACTTTGTTCGAAAACTGCGGCTTCAACATAGTTTCTGTGCTTCCCTTAGACTGAACATAATTTTTGTAATCTCTAACGAAAGGAATGATAAGTTGTCCTGTAATCGAATGAATGCCTGCTATAACTTTACTTCCGGAATAGAAAAAATGATGTCCAAAGTTGATTGCATAATTAGGATCTTCTGCTAACTTAAAAATCAAAAGTAATGTAAGGCCTAGTGTTTTTCTTGCATCATCTGGCCAGACAAGCTGGGCACTCCCAGCCATACTTCCTCCAGTCTTCTCACTTTCTGCGAGAAACTCTGTAAGATTGAGTCCTTCAGTCAGGTCTGCATTGTATGATTCAAGATCGGAATGTTTTAGAAGCTGAGCAAGCTTTTTGAGTGGACGTTCAAAGGTCTGGTATTGTGAAGCCTGTAAATCCAGAACAGCATTGTTCATTTCAGAAAAAATATCTTGAGCCATTACTCATCCTCACTTGAAGTCAATCTGGCTTCGGCAGCTTTTTTAAGAATGCCTTCTCTGTATGTTTCCTTCATCTGCTGCGCAAGCGAGCCGACTATGGAGTTGGTTGAACATCCGCCAATGCGTTCATCAATCATGTGATTAACTGTTTGAATTGCCGACTCGATGCTAGCAGGGTCGTTAGGGTTAAACTTTACGACTCCTAGCTCGCCATCCAGCTCACTCAGTATACGCTTTGCATCCTTGAGTTCTTTCTGAAGCTTATCAAGACCAGTAACTTTTAACATATGCACCTTCAATTATCAATTTAATCAGTACGTTACGGGGTTTAGCTGTTGCTTGCTTAGTCTGGCTATTGATCACGTATGAATGCTCTATTTTGAAGCCTCAACCAAATTTTCTCAATAGTGTAAAGCTATTATCATTTTCGAGTTTCCTTCGATATCACATTCTAAGATGAACATTGCTAATATTACTCACATCTAAAAAAACGGATTTGTTTACATTATCCTAACAAGACTTCGTTGAGTCGTAAAATATTATAACAAAATATATGTAGACTAAGCTGATGGTGTTAATTACATATCTGCTTATTCCATTCATCAACTTGATGCTGTTCAAATTAGATAACTTAAATTTTTAATTATAACTTCTGAAATCTCCATAACGAATAACATCAGTTACACGTTTTGCTCTATTAGGAGTCTGACGTGCCCATCTTGAGTCTAAAGCTTCATCAGCCGCATTTTGATAATCTCCAACAGCCATGTATCCCAAGAATTTCTTGAACTGACATACGCCAGAAACGCCGAGTTGAAAACACATATTGATTAAAGCTGAACGCCTGACTGTATCGATTCTGATATAAACTGGATGCAGTTCTGTTTTACTAAGCTTACGTAACGTTGAATTAACGTCTGTATTCAATAACTGATCAGATTCTTTCGCTGTGATATATCCATAACAAGGATGACCAACTGCTTTATCAAGTTCTTTCAAAGCGTAGTCTCTTGATGGATTCTTAGTAATCAAATGTCCGACACCGATTGTGAAATATCCTTCTGTGTCTTTATACATCGTGAGTTTTTCGCCTTCGTCGTAACGAAGCATTGCGTTAAGTTCCATATTAGCCTCATAAATATAGTTAAAATCTTATTTATGAGAGGACTTATGAATCTATTAGACACAGACGTTAGGCTGACCGATGTTCAGCTTAAATCAAATGCTCCGTTTTTCTCTAACAGAGCAGTATCAGGACGTTTTCAGAAACGTTATACAGGCGTGCAATATTTCGAATTGAATTTCACTGTGAATTATATGTCGCAAGACACAAGACACGTTCAACGCTTTATCGCGATGCATCAACAAGGTCAGCCGTTTGACTTTCCGTTAAGCTACTTGACTGACTATAAAGGTTCGGCTCAGGGACTTATTCAAGCATCTGTTACAGCTAACAAAGGAGCGCGTAAGGTCACTCTGAACAGCTTCACCGATACTTTAGAAGCAGGAACATTAGTTCAGTTTCAGAATCACTCCAAGCTTTATACCGTCACGGAGGATGTCAAAGCAGGTGGAGAGATGAAACTCTTTCCGAATCTGTTGCAGAACGTTCAAGCTGGTGAGACTGTGAATTACAGAGGAACGAAAGGGCGATTCATCCTGACGAACGATACTATTCCGTTAGATCTTCAATCGATTTCAAATATTAAACTTACTGCAACAGAGGTGGTGTAATGTCAGTAAAAGACCAATTTAACAGACTAAGAAAAGACCCTGACTTCATCGAAGCGTATAACGATTTTAACGGCACTAATTATACAGAACTGACTACTGGTCAGTTGTTCAGTGTCGGCACGTTGTTTCATCTTGTTCAGATTAAGATGCATAACGGCACAGAACTGTTGTTAACTGATGCTTATTACGACTTGCAATATCAAGGTAAGAATTATATTGCCGCTGGTGACTTTACTGATATCAGTTCAATCAGCGAAGAAAAAGAAATTAATAACATCGGAATGACCGTTAAGCTGGCTAATATCCGAAAAGAATATATCAACTTGATTCGAACGAAAGCTTTAAACAGAGCAGACGTTAAAATTGATATTTGTTTTCTGAATCCTAATACTGGCAGTCCAACAGAGAGTTTTAATCTGTTCACAGGCTCTATGGATAAATTAACAGTTAACATCGAATACGATGATAATGAAGCGAAAAACGAAACCGAAGCTGTTATGAACTCAATCTGGGAAGTTCTTGAGAAATCTGCAAGAAATCACGCTTCCGATGGTGTTCATCGTAGTTATCCGGGTAATGAACAAGACACGTTCTTTTCTCGAATCGGAAAATGGAACTCAGAATCGAAATGGACGAGCGTAAAATAAGGGAGCTGTTGCTCCCTCATGAATTGTATTATGAAATGTCAACTTCTACTACATAGATTGGGATTTTTTTATCCTTATGTTCATATTTTCCAGCCGGATAGTCATCACGTATTAAATGAGTGGCTCGCCTAATCAGGGTCGCCCCTGATGCAAAAAGAATCTCTTTTTCATTTCCCATACTTGCATTCTTTCTAGGAAAAGCAAAAACATTAGTGATAGGATTCACTGTATGTAATACAAATAACTCTATTTTATTGTTATCATATGCTTTCCCTCTCCATTCAGCATTTCTTAATGCAACTTGAGGACAAAAACTTGTTGAAAGTGGTGCTGTTAATTTGAATTGATTTGATGCTCCATTTAGCCATGCACCACCATGAAAAAGATATTGACCTTCGCTTAGTGTATGACCGATGCTATTGATTTCTTTATCCACCTCGGTTACTGAGTAATTAGGATATTTTTGTTGATAGTCAAATAACACTTTTGGAGTTTTTGAAGGCATAGCGCGTCTTAGTTCTTTATAATTGACGCTATTGTCAAGATATCGGTCAATGAAATTCTCTAATCCATTATCCGAACCTCTTTTTGCCATGTGTTTTGCTGCATCTAAGTGATTTTTAATTTTTGCAATCAGTTTATCTTTGATATGAGTTTCAAATTTGCCAGTAGCCCTGTAGACAGCCATCATTTCTTCCTGACTGGCCTTTCTGCAGGTCCAGGATTCGTATGGGTTCTCAAATACATCAACAATTGGTAATTTCATTTCGATTCCTTTTGAAGTTAATGAGTAAGAAACTCAATAGATTAAAACACGAAGCTCTGATTTTGTCTTATGTTAGCTTGTCAAGGATGCTACGTAAAATATTAACGTGGTTAACATTTAGTTAAATGCAATACGTATTGTTACATTTATGGTTGTAGTTAGTTATCCAATTGCTCTTTCTCAGCGTTCATGTATTCCAGTAGTTTTTTGCTGTCAGAAACAAAACTCATACTATATCCATCCCATCGGAAACTCTGAGAATGACCATTCAGATACTGAACTTTTATTCGCCAAGATTTTTTAAGATTAAATACCGTGATTTCTTTTATAACTCGTTTAAGCATCATGTTTAATTCGATAGGATCTTTGATTTCCGACAGGAGGTTGAAATCGACTGATTGTTCAGCTAATACCATATCAGATTGTTGTTTAAACTGCTGGTCGAGTTCCTGTAGCTTTTCCTCAAGATTGCCGATTGTCTCAAGAACACTCATAGGAACTTTTTTCATTGTTAGAAGCATTCCGTTCAAGTTGTCGATTTGCTCTTTTAATTGAGCGCGTTCTTGTGCAATTGTCGTATCAACAGAGGTTTTCTTCTCCATCTTTAAGTGCTTTAAGATTTTATAAAGAGCAATCTCCATGTTTTTAAAATTCTGCGTAACGGTGCATTTACCATCGCGAGCATTAGCACAAACATGGTATTGATACGTTTTACCAGTAACAACATGGAATTTTCTGACTAACGCACCTCCGCAAGAGTGCTTTAACAGCCCTGTGAAAGCGTTTTTATCTGACTTATATCCCGGCTTGTTCTGCTTTGCATCAGACTGTAATAACATCCAGTCTTCTTTGCTAATTACTGCTGGATAATAATTATCGATAATATCCAACAGAATAACTTTTCTGTCTTTCGTCGTTTCTGATGTTTGATAAGCACCGTATAACGCAACTGAACTAAGAGTTTTACCAACAGTTGTGTGATTCCAACCAGCAGAACGTAATGGTCTGAATCCTTCATCGTTTAATGTCTTAGCTATTTTATTCGTGCCAAGTCCTTTTCGTTTGAGTTCGATAATTCTTTTTACTGCGTCGAGTCTGTCAGAGAAAACAAACTGGTCTTTTTCTCTTGCTAACCAGAAAGGCAGTATTTTGTTGATTACTTTACCCTCAAGAGCAGCTTTTCTTTGTTGCTGTTTTGTCTCTCTAAGACGCTGTGATTTCTTCTCCGATTCTTTATGCGCAAGGTCAGCAGCCAGAGCGATTCTAATCACGCTTACAAGGTCGTTAACTGATTCTCTGTTGAGTAATAGACCGTCTGTCAGGCTCGCTATAAAGACGTTGTGTTGTAAGATTGACTTGATTATCTGTTGAGTCACATCGATACCCCGACGACTCAAGCGGTCAAGACTCTCGATGATTATCGTGCTGCCTGATTCGATTGCTCCTTGCTCGATAGCAGAAAGCATGTCACCAAGCGACGGTCTGTTGCCTTCTTTAAACGCTGAAATTCCCAAGTCCTGAAAGTTTTTCTCAGATAGGGTAAGATTGTTAGCAATAGAGTATTTTTCGGCAAGTTCTGTCTGTCTGCGCACTGAGTCGCCTTGTTCTTGTTTCTTGCTCGAAAATCGTATGTAACTGTAAGCTAACCCGTTTTGCTTTTGCATATTCTAATCCTTTCAATCACTTAGTAGAGAGTATCAATTTTGCTCCTTAGCAACAACATCACCATGCAGTTCGGCAGTAAGCCGTTGTTTGAAAACATTTCCGTCAAATTTGG